GATGGCTGGTAAAAATGGACTTCCCCTACATGCTGATGACCTTCGGGCTATGGGCAAGGACATTGAAGAAGTCCTACGTCAACTTGATCCTGCAAAAGCCGAACAGTTAATGTATACTTGGCCTTTCTGGGCTAGACCTAACCAGATTGCCCCAGAGGGGAACTGGAACACTTGGTTTATCAATGCTGGTCGTGGGTTTGGTAAAACTCGTGCTGGTGTAGAATGGACCAGAGGTCTTATCCAGAAAGGCTACAAAAGGATTGCTGCTGTAGCTGCTACCAACTCGGATATTGAACGAGTTATGGTTAATGGAGAATCTGGGTTTCTTGCACGTTGCTGGAAGGGTGACAAAGACCACAAGGGCAAGCCTATTGGATACCCACTTTGGTCCCCCACTAAAAGACTCCTGACTTGGGAGAATGGGGCGTATGTCCAGTTTTTCTCTGCGGAAGAACCAGAGCGTCTTCGTGGTCCTCAGTTTGAAGCTGCTTGGTGTGATGAGGTTGCCGCTTGGAATAGAGACAGAGACACTTGGGACATGCTCCAATTCTGTCTTCGTCTCGGCAAGCACCCACAGACTTGTGTGACTACAACCCCAAAACCCACTAAGCTTGTCAGAGACATCCTCAAGAACCCCAAGACTGTTGTTACTTATGGTTCTACCTTTGATAACTCTGCCAACCTTGCATCTACCTATCTAGAGGCTGTCAAAAGTCAGTATGAAGGCACTCGACTTGGTAGACAAGAACTTTACGCTGAAATCCTTGATGAAGCCTCTGGCGCTCTCTGGAACAGGACACTCTTGGAAGCCTGTAGTTTCGAGACGGACGACCCACTAGAGTTCTCCAAAACCCTTTCCAGAATTGTTGTTTCAGTGGACCCGGCTGTTACTTCCAACGCTGAGTCTGACTTGACTGGGATTATTGTTGCTGGCATTGATGTGAATGGCTGTAGTTACGTCCTAGAGGATGCTACAGATCGTTATACCCCTGAACAGTGGGCTACCAAAGCTGTTGACCTTTACCACAAGTATTCTGCTGACAGAATTGTTGCAGAACGTAACCAAGGTGGTGAGATGGTTAGGCACACTCTTAAGACGGTTGATGAAACAATTCCAATTAAGCTTGTTCACGCCTCCCGTGGTAAGTTTGCTCGTGCTGAACCTGTGTCTGCTCTCTATGAACGTGGTAAAGTCAAACATGTCAAAGGTCTTGACCTCTTGGAAGACCAAATGGTTCAATGGGAGCCTCTTGGTAGTATTGGCTCTCCTGATAGACTTGATGCTATGGTGTGGGCAATTACTGAGTTGGCCCTTAAGGGTATTGCTAAACCCGAGTTAAACCTCAGCTACTCTAACAATAAAGGTTTACTCAATAGATAAACCACCCTGTTTGTTGTAGTCACATTAGGATTTTGAAAATGGTTGATTTTTGTAACCTGACTGGCTACATCTACAACGCAGATGGAACGCCGTTGTCAAATGCAACTTTTACTCTGTATAGAGAAGACTGGTCTGGGGCTACTAATGGCTCCATCAGCCCTGTCTCTGTAGACTTTACTACAAGTGCCCTTGGTTTTGTGGATATTGGTGTGGCTCCCGGCTCATACATTTTGGTTTACGAATCTCTGCCGGGGGAAAGTGTTTCTGTAACGATCCCAGACACTGCTACAGCAGGCATTCAAACAATTCTGTGAGGCTTAAATGTCCATTACTACTTGCGCCGTTTCTGGCTATATTTACGACCCCTTTGGTGTTGCACTTGCCAACCAAACAGTTTCTTTCCTCCCGAGAGATTGGGTAGCTGGAACAGACGGCATTGTTGTTCCCAAGACTAAGACAGCCACAACAGATGGCTCTGGTCTTCTTTCGTCTGTCCCTCTTGTTCCGGGCATCTATAAAGTAGTCTTTGCTGATCCTGCTATTGCTGGTAGAACCCAATTCACAATCTCTGTGCCTGCTACGACTACAGCCAACCTCCAAGATATTGCTGACTTTACTGGTCAGGTCAGACAAGCTGGCTTCCTTGATGGTACTGCTGGCTCTCCTGTGTGGACCTTCGTAAACGACACTAACACTGGTGTCTTCCGTCCTTCTGACGATACCCTCGGTTTCTCGACTGGTGGTGTTTCCAGAATGACTGTCTCGAATGCTGGTGCTACCCTTGCTGGTTTGCTCACTGGCACGGCTGTCACCCAGACGGCCACCGATACGACAGCCGGGCGGCTGCTGAAAGTGGGGGATTTCGGGGTCGGAGCAAACGATCCTCAAGGCAACAGCGCCTTGGTGCTGCCCGATTGGCTCTCGACAGGTCAGGCCACTGGCTTTCATCACATGGGTAGCGATACTGTCACTGTGAACAAGCCAGCGGGAATTTCCGGTGCTGGTTGGGGAAGCGCAATCACGATCAAAACTTCCACGGGCATTGGCGCTCGACTCGGCTGGCGCGGGTATCGGGAAGCCACTGAGTTCTACATGCAGAAGTATGACTCTGGTGGTTGGGGGTCGCTTCTGAAATTCTTCAACAATCGCAACATCGTCGGCGCGGTTTCTCAAGTCTCTGGAGTGCCTGACGGCGCAATCATCGAGCGCGGCAGCAATGCCAACGGTGAGTATGTCCGGTTTGCCGACGGGACGCAGATCTGCACGGCCTTGCTGACCATCAACAGCACCATCACATCGGCCCATCTGGGTGGCTACCGCAATAATGGCCAGACCTGGGTATATCCTGCGGCCTTCGCCGCCGCGCCGCGCGTGACAGGGGCACCCAATAACCTCAACTCGTTCGCGGTATTCGCGTCCAACGTCACAGGCACGACTGCGTGTTCCGTTTTCCATTTGAGCGTGGCGTCTCAAGCGACTGCCGCCGATCTCATCGCGTCCGTGACCGCCATCGGGCGCTGGTTCTGAGGAGAGTATACTGTGATCTTCAACTTTTCTCCTATTCGTATGGATGAAGTCCTCAAGGTTTCGACCCTTGGGGATTCCATCATCCTCAATGACGAGACCTTTGACTTTTCTCCGCTTCAAGCTGGTGACACACTTCCTAAAGAGGCTATCGCTTCTAAGTGGTTCTGTGGGGATGTCTTCAAGGATGCCCAAGGTGTTCTGAACATCTCGCTCCTGCTTCCCCATGGTGGCAATGCACCAGAAGAAACCAGACACCCAAATCAACTTGTTGTTGATGAAGATGGTGATGTGGCACTGCCTGCTTATTCTGAGGAAATCGTAAATGGCTAACATTGATTTCTCGAAGGTCATCACAGCCTCTGCCAAAGTCATTGCTGATCAAGAAGCTTTCGCAGATGTAGCTACAAAGATTGTTGCCAATGCTGTTGAAGAAGTGGCCAAAAGTAAAGGTTACGACAGTGCTGCTCAATTGGTTTCGTATTCCAATTCGACTGTTGAAGCTTGGAAAGCAGAGGCCGATGTTTTCTCTGCTTGGAGAGACAATGTTTGGGTAACACTCTTTGGTCGTCTTCAGCTCATCAAAGATAACCCTAGCAAAATCCCCCAAGACCCGGAAGACATCTTGGTTATGCTTCCTCAAATTGAATGGCCCGAATAACAAGGTTAACCGCAATGGCGTTGTCCGAACCAGCCGCTAAGAAAATGCTCGGGGTTTCGGGCATCAACACTTACACAGGCCTAATTCGATCTGACGAATTTCTCCCTGAGCTTCGTGGTAAGAGGGCTATTCAGAAGTATCGAGAAATGAGGGATAACGATAGCATCATTGGTGCTGTCATGTATGCTGTAGAGCAAACCCTCAGAGACGTTGAGATTAAGGTTGCCCCTGCTGACGAATCTGATGCAGCCAAGAAAGAAGTTGAGTTTCTGCAAAGTGTCCTTGACGACATGGATCACAGCCTCGACGACCATATTTCAGAAGCACTCTCATCTCTGACATATGGTTTTGCTTGGTTTGAAACCGTCTACAAAGTTCGTGGTGGAGACTCTAGAAACCCCAAGAAGTCTTCCAAGTTCACAGATGGACGAATTGGTATTCGTAAGATCGCCATTCGTGCGCCTTGGACTATCAACCGTTTTGAGGTTGACAAAGAGACAGATGAAATCTTGGGTGTCTGGCAAGATGTCACTTGGGGTAAGCCTCGTGTGATGATCCCCATCAACAAGTCCATCTACTACAGAACCACGAGCTTAAACAATGATCCATCTGGTCGTTCCGTTCTTCGCAACGCTTACGTTCCTTACACATATCTCAACAAAATTCAAGCTTATGAAGCCATCGCTATTGAACGAGAACTTCATGGTGTCCCTGTTGGGCGTATGCCTGCTGAGTATCTGAGTGAAGATGCCTCGGACAACCACAAAGCTCTGAGAACAGCCTTTGAGCAAATCCTTCGTGATCTTAAGAAGAATGAGCAGGGTTATGCGCTCCTCCCATCTGATCTCTATGTAGACGCTGATGGGAAGCCTACAAACCAACGGCTCATGGACCTTGAGCTAATCACTGCAAATGGCTCACGCTCTATTGACATTGACCCTGTAGTCAAACGCTATCAGCATGATATTGCTAGAAGTCTTATGGCTGAGTTTCTGATGCTTGGTTCTGGTTCTGGCTCCTATGCTCTAAGTAAGAGTAAGACCGACTTGTTCTTACGTTCTCTTGAGTCCTACATCAATACAATTGTAGATGTGCTTAATCGGCAGCTTGTCAAGCCACTTTGGGAGCTTAATGGTCTTCCCTACGAGACGATGCCCAAACTTGTTGCTGGTGACGTTGCTCCCCATGATCTTAAGGAACTCGCTGCGTATCTTCGTAACCTCAATGGTGCAGATATTAGCGTTGCGGATCAACCCAAGACTGTTGCCGAACTTATGGCAATCGCTGAGTTGCCCTTCGAGGAAGACAAGTATGTTGCTGATCTAGAGGAAAGAAAAGCTCAAGATAAGGCTACTCTTGAATCTAAAATGAACCAACAGGACCAACTAGACCAGAAAGACACAGGAAATGGCTAACACTAAAATCTCCGATCTTGTGTCTTTGACTGGTGCTGGGGCTGCCCAAGACGACCTTCTTCCGATTGTAGATGTCTCTGCTGCAACTACAAAGAAGATCACTCGTGGTGAGTTCCTTAGCTCTGTAGATCAAATTGCTTTTGACACTGTAAACACGACCGCTTCTCCAACAGAGGGTGTCCTCACTTGGGACACTCAAGACAAGACACTCTCTCTTGGATTAAACGGTGGTCAGGTAGTCTTGCAGGTTGGTCAAGAAACACACTACCGTGTTCGCAATAACACAGCCTCATTAATTCCGAATGGCACTGTTGTTCGTTTCTCTGGTGTGATTGGTGCCTCTGGCATTATGACTGTTGCCCCAGCCTTGGCAAATGGCGTCTATCCTTCCAGCCACATTATTGGGGTTACTACAGAAGACATTGGTGTGGGCAACGATGGTCTTGTCACCCACTTCGGGAAGGTTCGTGGTGTAAACACCTCCGCATACGCTGTAGGAGACGTTCTCTACGCCTCTCCGACTGTCTCTGGTGGGTTTACTACTGTAAGACCTGACGCCCCCTACAACATCGTCTCCGTGGCTGCTGTGCTGTCCTCTGGTAACAATGGCGTCTTGTTCGTAAGACCCCACGTTGAGGATATTTGGCAAGCTGTGCCCGCAAGTGCCACTGCTGCTGGTAAGAAGGGCGACAATGCTTTTGACAATGACTACTTCTATGTTTGTGTAGCTACAAATACATGGAAGCGTGTTGCCCTTACCTCTTGGTGATGTAAATGCCTTACGCAAGTAATAGTGATCTTCCTAAAGCAGTTCGTGATAAACTCTCAAGTCACCAACAAGATGTCTTTCGAAATGTCTTCAACTCTATGATGGGGGAAGATGGCATGACAGAAAGCCGAGCCTTTGCTGGGGCTTGGTCGAGGGCTAAACAAGCAGAAGTCACCAAAGCCTTGTATCAAGGCAAAGAAGTTTCTTTGGATAAGCCATTTCGACTACCCGCTGGCTCTAATAAAAAGTTTGGTGTCTACGTCAAAGATGGGGATCGTGTCAAAAAAGTGACCTTCGGTGATCCTAATATGGAAATCCGCAGGGATGATGATGAAGCCCGTGCAAACTTCCGAGCTAGACACTCCTGTGATACCGCAACAGACAAGACTTCTGCAAAATACTGGTCTTGTCGTATGTGGGAGAGTGGGACTTCTGTCACGGAAATGACAAAAGAAGAAACAACTAAAGCTCAAGAAACAGAGCTTCGTGCAGACATCCTCAAGGTTCAATCAGATCAACGACTGGTTTGGGGTTGGGCCTATGTATGCACCGTAGATGATACTCTGAGCTTAGACCATTCTGGAGAGTTTGTTACTCCCAGTGAAATGGAAAAAGCAGCTACAAACTTCATGCTTGACGTTCGTGTAGCTAAAGCGATGCACCAAGGTGGCCAAGTTGGGGAGGTAGTTCATTCTCTGCCACTCACCAAAGAACTCGCACAAAGCCTTGGGATTCAATCTAACAAAGAAGGTTGGATCATCTGCATGAAAATCCATGACGATGCTGTTTGGAATAACGTAAAGTCTGGAAAACTTCCGGCCTTCTCTATTGGGGGTCGAGCATTGAAGGAGGCGTTGGATGCCAACTGAGTTAAAAGAATTGGAGCTTATGGAGGTGTCCTTGGTCGATGCTGGTGATGATCCACTAGCGAAGGTCGCGCTGTTCAAACGACACCCAGAAGGTGAATCAATGGAAAAAGAGCTAGACGAAACTGAAAAAGCCAAACTTGAAATTGAGGTTGGTGAAGAAGAAGACGAAACCGAAGAAGATATGGCTGAGGGTGAAGATAAACCCAAGCCTGCTCGGAAGTCGTATAAAGCTGAGGCTGAAACCCTCAAGGCCCGCAACGAAGAACTCGAAGCTAAAGTAGAGGTTCTTGAAAAGGCTCTTGAAGAAGCCAAAGCTGTTGAAAAGGCCAAGCCCCAAGAAGAAATGATTGAGGTTGAAGGCGAAATGGTTGCTAAGTCGGCTGTTCCTGCCCCGGTCCTTAAGAAGCTGGAAGAATTGCAAAAGGCTGCTGAGAAGGCTGAACTTTGCAAACGTGCTGATGAACTGCTCCCCAATCTGAAAGGGACTTCGGAAGAACGTGGTGAGCTTCTGAAAGCTGTCGGTAACTCCGAAGCTCTGCTGACGATCCTTAAAGCTGCTGATGCTGCTATGGCTGGCGCTTTTGAGGAGATTGGCAAAGAGAAGGCTGCTGATTTTCTGACAGCCCAAGAAGAACTTGATGCCCTGATCCAACAAGTTGTTGATGAAAAGGGTGTCTCGAAACACAAAGCGACCGCCGAAGTTACGGCTACTGCAAAAGGCAAGGCGCTTTACAAACAAGTGATGAAGGATCGTAAATAATGGCTTACAACAACATTCTTGGCAACGCTGAAACCTATGTGGCGGCTGCTGATCTTACTGCAAAACAATTTCACTTTGTCGTGTCGGCTAACGGTAAAACTGTGAACTCGGTTGCCACCGCTGGTGCTGCTGCTGATGGTGTCCTCTGGAACACTCCCAAAGCTACTGATGCCGCTACTGTGGTTCGTGGTGGGGAAGTGAACGTGTTCGTTGGCACTGGTGGTCTGACTGCTGGTCAGGACGTGGCATCGAACAACCAAGGTCAAGCTGTTGCTGCTACGACTGGGCAAACCATTCTGGGCAAAGCTCGTGAGACTGTGGCTGCTGGTGGTCTTGCAATGATTACCTTCTACGCCCCGGCCCAGCGCACCAAAGCCTAATTCATAATTCTTGGAGTAAATACTGATGCCTTTTGATAACTCGCCCAGCGCAGTCCATCTTGACCAACTTCTGACCAACCTGACCCTGAACTGGGCGACGGAGCAGAACTTCATTGCTGACAAAATCTTCCCCGTCGTGGACGTGCAGAAGAAGTCGGATGAGTTCTACACCTTCGATCCGGCAGAAGCAAACCGTGAAGAAGATGCTGATGGCCTGCTGCTTGCTCCCCGCACCGAACCGAAGAAGTTTGATGTCTCGCATGGCAAGTCGAGCTATATGGCCAAAGTCTATGGTCTGGCTTTCGACATTGACGTGCAAACCGCTGCCAACGAAGACGAGCAACTGAATGTTCGTGAGCGTAAGGCCAAGCAACTGATGCAAAAGCTGATGGCTGCTCGTGACCGTCACTTCATTAGCACCTTTATGAAAACAGGTGTGTGGGGTCAAGACCTCGCTGGTACAACCAACTTCACCAAATGGTCGAACTCGGCTTCGACTCCGATTGATGATGTTCGCGCATGGAAACGTGCTTTTGAAATTCGCAACTACGGTTTTACGCCGAACAAGCTTGTTGTGACGCAAGACATCATTGACACACTGATGGCCAACCCGCAAATCCTGGGCCGCATCAATGGCGGTGCTACGATTGCTAACCCGGCCCTGATTGATATGACCCTGCTGGCGAATATCTTCGGTGTCGAGCAAGTTCTGGTGACTAAAGCCGTTACCAACACAGCTGCCATTGGCGCTACCGAAGCGGCAGACTACATGCTGAAAGACCAGATGCTCCTGACCTATACGCCCGCTTCGGCTGGTCTGGAAACCCCGGCTTCGGGCCTGATCTTCGCTTGGAACTCGATCCCGAATGTCTCGTGGGGCATTTCGATGGAGTCGTTCACGGACGATGCCCTGCGTCGTCAACAGATTGCTGAACAAGTCCACGGCAAAATGGCCTACGACATGAAGATTGTTGGTCCGAAACTCGGCACCTACATTTCGGATGCTATCTGATGAAACTTGTGGGAGGGACTTAGGTGTTTCTCCCACACCTCCTTCCCGACTGGAGAAAGAAAGACATGAACAGTTTTCAAATTGATTGGCCCATTTTCGTCCGGTCTAGATACAGAAAGATTATCTGGAAGGACAAAGAATTTGGTTTTGAAGCCCACGTCCCGTGGAAAGAACTCAATGTTCCTGAGAGCATTGTCCGAGCTTGGTTTAGTGCTGATCTAGTGTATCACAACCCCGAGCTTGAAAAGCAGACCAAAGTTGGTGATCGTCTTAGCGAGTTTAACAGTGATCAACTTGAGAAACTTGTTGACGCCATTAACGTCGAGGTCAAACGGAGAACCAACTCCGTCCAAGAGTTTAATGTCAAGCGTTGCAGAAAGTCTAAAATTGATGACAAGCAACGTGGACTGATCCGATCATTCCTCAGAGGGAATCGTTGGATTGAAGAAGAATACTACAGGATTCGTGACAGTTTCCTGAAAGACTAATATTGGAGCGGGCAGTATGTGGACCTACGATGCAACAAACCTTTCGACAGCGACAAGCTCTGGTAGGCTCAACACTGTCCGTCTTCTCATTGGTGATACCGAGTCAAGTGATCCGCAGCTCCAAGATGAGGAAATTCTGTTTGCCTTAACCGCAAACTCAGACAACACCTACTTAACTGCTGCCTTCTGTTGCAGGCTCTTGGCTTCCAAATACGCACGTCTGGTGACAACAACACTAGATGGGGCTTTGTCTGCCAACTACAGCGACAGATACAAGCAATATACCATGATGGCCAGTTCCTTAGCGGAGCAAGCCAAGAAAACCTCTGGAACTTCTCTTGGTGTTGGGGCTGGTGGAATTTCTAAGCTGGAAATGACGCAAGTCAACAATAACTACGATAGACCAGATAGCTTCAAGGTTGATGGCTTCACATACCCTAACTATCCTAATACTGAGGGTGGTTATGTTTGATCCTAGCACCCTTAAGGCACTCATCAGAGAACATGGTGTTGTCGTAACGCTCAGAAAACGGACAGCAAGTGCTTTTGATGTTCACACTGGGACTGTAGGACAATCTACTGCTGACTATCTTGTCCGTGGATATTTCTTCACACAAAAATACTCGGATAGCACCAACAACCAGATTAAGAATGTGAAGTCTCTGGTTCTTGACAATGTGCTTACTAGCGGTGTAGATACCCCCAATGTAGATGCTACAGACTACGTCATTTACAATGGAAATTATGCTGTTGTCAAGGCGGAAAAGATCACCTCTGGCACAAAAACAATGTGCTATATTTTGGAGGTAGATGGGTAATGGTCCAACGCTCTTTCCTACAAGACTTAAAACGGGTGGAAGAAAACCTTGATGAAGTTCGAGAGGTCTTTCTTAAGAAGCTTGCAGACCAGATTATTTACGCCTCTCCAAACCCAAAGGATGGGGGTTCCCCTGTAGACACTGGTGCTTACATTAGGTCACACTCTATTGGAACTTCCACAGGGTTGGGTGGTAAGCAATCTTCTCACGGTAAAGAACCTGACAATGGGAATGCTCGGCAAGAGGCTCATGCAAAGCTTTATACACAAATTGAGGCACTTCCAGCAGGTGCTACAAAAGTCTATATGGGCAATCGCTCCCCACATGCACAGACTGTAGAAACTGGGGAGTGGTGGAAGACTACTCCGGGATACCTTGTATACGCGAATGCAAGAAGCAAGGCCAAGGAGTTTTTACAAGAAGCTAAGAATGAAGTTTGGGGTAAGCGATGACAATCTTAAATGATATTCGAGCTTGCCTAGACAACCACCTTGTAACAACTACAGGTATCCCTTCTGTCTATCAAGACAATGTGGACTTTGAGCCTGAAACTGGGGTTCCTTTTTTACGGTCCTCCTTTGTGCCAACACTCAGACGACCCGCAACTCGTGGACTTAATCCCGTTCAAAGGTATGATGGGATTTACTCCATTCTGATTTGCACCCCACAGGGCCAAGGTTCTGGTGCTGGTTTAGACCTAGCTGATTTGTTGTTGTCTAGATTTGACAGCACAACAGACTTGGTTTACTACAATCCGACAGACACAATCCTCTTAGAAAATGGGGACACCTTGCTGCAAGAAGACAATAGTTCTTTGCTCTTAGGTTCTCCAACTTTTGTGTCTATTGAATACTCTGAGGTTGGATTGAGCTACCTCAGTAAACCCTACTACTGCACACCAGTCTCTGTGGCTTGGTACACATACAAATGAGGAACACATAAATGCCCTTTGCTCAAGGTAGCCGCTCTGGCCTTTCTTATGTTGCTGAAACAACCTTCGGCACAACCCCTGCTACACCCTCTCTGATCCAACTTCCAATTACTTCGCACAGCCTGAGCCTGACGAAAGAGCGTGTTCAAGGCAATGATATTCTTCCGGATCGTATGCCCCGTGTAGACCGTCATGGCAACCGTGCTGTCTCTGGTGACATTACCGTTGATCTTCGTAAGGGTGATTACGACCCGTTCCTTGAGAGCGTGTTTATGAACACATTCTCGACAAACGTCCTTAAGGTGGGTTCGACTGTCAAATCTTTTTCGATTGAGGATGCTGCGACAGACATTAACCAATATCGGCTGTTCAAAGGTTGTGTTGCTTCCTCGGCCTCATTCTCTATTAAACCGAACCAGATGGTCACTACAACCTTCTCTATGGTTGGTCAAGATATGGTAATCAGTGGCACCTCTGTTGATGTTACAAAAACCGCAATCACTGGCAACCAACCCTTTGATGCTTATTCTGGGACGATTAAGATTGCCAACGCTGGTGCTTCTCTTGCCTCTCTGGCGACTGTGACTGGTGTGGACTTCTCGATTAATAATAACCTCGCTCCGACCTATGTGGTTGGTTCGGCTGTTACTCCCCAGTTTGAGGTTGGTCTAGCCACTGTTGAAGGCACTATCACAGCCTACTTTGAAGATGCCACGCTTGTCAACCGTTTTATCAACGAGACAGAGACAGCCTTTGAAGTCAGTGTGGATGATCCGACTGGCCTTTCGGACTACACATTCCTTTTCCCCAGAGTGAAGTTTACTGGTGCGGATATCCCTGTTGATGGGCCTACTGCTCGCATCGTCACACTTCCGTTTGTTGCTCTGTATGATACTACAGAACTCTCTAACGTGAAACTGACTCGCACTTCCTAATACTAACACCCTTGGAGAAATCTGGGGGTTTTGGGCTGTAGGCTTTGTCGGGGAGTCTACAGCCCTTTCTATTTCAAACCCCGACTAAACTAAGGAACCCCGACATGGACTTAATGAATCTTGTCCCTAAAAACGACACTGTAGAAGTAAAAATTAAACACCCCGGAACAAAAGAAATCCTCAAGAATGATGATGGCTCCGAGATGTTTATTGTTGTGTATGCTCAACACACAAAACAGTATAAAAAGGCTCTCCACGATCTTGCCAACAAGAGACTGAAAGCTGCTCAGTCTAAGGGCGCAAAAGACATCACAATGGAAGACCTAGAAAACGCTGCTCTTGAGACTTTGGTAAAAGTCACGAAAGAGTGGAAGATTACCTACAATGGAGAGCAGCCAAAACTCACAGAGGCAAAGGTCCGAGAGGTGTATGAAAAAGTCTTCTGGATTAAGCCTCAAATCGACCAAGCACTAGAGGAAGCTCTGGATTTTATTCTGGCCTGATAGACGACCTCTGCGAATGGGCAGAGTTTCAGTTCAAGCTAAGTAAGACCGACAAAGATGGTGTCTCCGAAAGGGAACACTTGGAAGTTGTAGAAAAGCAGACCGGAAAAACACCAGCAGCTTTGGTTCCTCCTTGTGAGTTCCCTTCGTTGTTGATGCACATCTGGTCTGCCTTTGTTAGCTTGAGTAATTCTCGAACATCAGGCTTTTCTGGACCAAATCCTATTACCTACGAACAAATTCTTGCTTGGAAACAAGTAACAGAACAACCCCTTGATGCTTGGGAAGCAGATGTTATCAAGAGGTTGGACACACTTTACTTAGGGGTTCACAGTGGCTGATATTGTCCTTTCCGTAGACTTTTCTTCTCTCACACAAGCGGAAAAAAAGCTCAACGCTCTAAAAGAAGCAACCCGTGGGTTTTCTGTTAACAACCTCACTTCTGGTTTGTCTGGTCTTGAATCCAAGATTAAGTCCCTTGTTGATGCCCAAGCCAAAGGAAGGATTAGTCAACAAGCTTACATCTTAGGCCTTTTAGAGATCAAAAGGGCTTATGAGCAACTTGGGCATAGTAGTCAAAAAGCAGCCTCAGACGTTCTTAGACTGGCCGCAGAGTTTCAAAACCAAACTGCTGCAAGAGCGGCTGCTGCGGCTGCGGCTGAACTCGCTAGGGCGCAAGCTGAGGCTGCAAGACAAGCTGCCACATTAGCTGCACGACAAAGGGAACTCAAGGTTCAGTTCCAAGACGGTTATGCCCTATTTGCAAAACAACGACAAGCAATGCGAGACTTGAGGGAAGCCTACAGGTCAAACATCATTACTCTTGATCAGTATAAAGCAAAGCTCCAAGAGATCAGGGCACTTTCGTTGCACCAAAACCAAGCCGGGCTGCAAGCTAACCAACGTGGAGTTTTTGTCCAACAACTCGGGTATCAAGTTGGGGACTTTGCGGTTCAGCTCTCCTCTGGCACTCATGTTATGGTTGCGTTTTCGCAGCAGGCTACACAGCTTGCTGGGGTGCTACCCTTACTTGCAGGCTCGTTTGGGATTTCTTCTGCTGCGGCGATTGGTCTTTCCGCAGCTTTGGGTATCATTATCCCGGTTGCCGCTGGTATCGCTTATGCAATGATGCGGTCTTCTGGGACTACAAAAACCTTAGAGCAAAGATTCTCGGACTTATCCGATGCTGGCAATAACTTAAAAGATACTTTTGGTATTCTTCAAGATGAGTCTCTTGAGGAGACTTATGGCAATCTTTCTACCAAAGTCAGAACACTAGCAGAGAGTTTTATCACCCTTGACAATGCGGGGGAATTAAAAGCCCTTTTGGCAGCTGCTGAAAAGCTCAAGAGTGTCTCGGAAGCCCCTTGGTGGAAAGAGATGATGGTAGGTGCAGCAGCAGGTGTTGGTGCAAGCTGGGTGGAACTCCCTACAAGAGAGCAGATGGACGAAGCCGAGTTTAAGAAAACTGGTTTCGCTATGGGCAAGACCGCATATGACCAGTTCATTATGGGGATGGAAGCTGCTGCGAATGCTGGTGATAGGGAAGATGTATTAGAGATCTTTCAAAAGTTGGTGGATGACGCCACTGACCTTGGAAGTTCTTCTGACCAAGTGACTTTAAGTGGTATCACTCTTCTAAATCAGCTTAAGGCAGCAATGCTGCAATTGGCAGAGAGTAGTGCAATCCTTAATGGGTCTGCCAAAGCCGCAAAAGACCTTGAAGCCTCTGTTAAAGAAGCTAGTGCGGACGCCGAACAAAGGGAAAAAGATCGCGTTGCTGCGGTTCAAGGTAGAAGTGCGGCCCAAGAAGCCCTTGTTGCCAAGCTACAAGAAGAAAAACAGCTGCAAGCCAACCTCTTAGAAATGCAAGGGGACTTGGCGGGAGCGATGCAAATTCGTAAGGCTCTTGCTTACGAAGCTGCGTATGCAGACGTGATGGCCCAAGCAACTACAGCTGCACAACGCAGGGAGTTGGAGGGTGTAGCACAAGCAGCAGGAGAGTCTGCTGTTAGGGCTTTAGACTTAGGTCAACAACTTAGTTCCTCTAAGCAAGAAGCTAAAGACTTAGCTGGTGCGCTTAAGGATGCGGCGTCTGCGCTGAGTTCCCTTGTGTCGTTTGGTGCTGGGTTAGATAAGGCCCTTGCTGTTGCTACAGCAAAGGTAGCTGCCCTCAAGAACAACGCAGAAGCTGGTGTAGCTGGTCAGATTGCAGGTATGCGATTTGATCTTAACCGGGAGGTAAAAGAGGCTCTTGCATCTGGTGTTGATCCTTGGGTCGTGAACGCTATGCGAGAGCGTAACTCCGCTACTATTTCGGCGCTAGAGGCGTCCCTTAACCAAGAACAAAGATTGCTTGATTCTCAAAGGGAGGCTAAGAAGGCTGCTAAAGAGGCTTCTAAAGAAGACCCGATGGAGAAGCTCTTGGAGCAAATTGCTCGACAAAAAGAACTTGTCGGTCTTAGTGCCAAAGAGGCGGCTCTTAAGCAAGAGATTTGGAGGGTTGAGGATGCTCTTGGAAAAGACAGGGCAAAATACTCAGATGCTCAAATCCAAGCCATTGCACAACAAAATCTTGCCATCAAAGAACAGTTAAAGGCACAAGAAGAATCCCATAAACAGATGCAAAGTTTTGCAGACGTGCTTAAAACATCCATGTCGGATGCTTTCATGTCAATGGTTGATGGGACGGCGTCTGTGAAGGATGCTTTCAAGAACATGGCTGCTGCAATCATCAAGCAACTCTTTGAGGTTCTTGTGGTTCAGCGTCTCGTAGGCTCTTGGAATGGCAGCACAGGTGTCGGAAGCGGTATTGTGGGTGCTATCATGGGGAGTCTTAAAGTCCCTGTTGACACAACAGCCACTAAAGCTTCTCCTTATGTGCCCCCTGCTAAAATGTCTTCTGAGACAACAATAGTTCCACGTCTCGTAGACTCTTGGAATGGTAGTGCAGATGTTGGAAACGGTATTGTGGGTGCTATCATGGAAGGGCTTAAAGTCCCTGTTGCCCCAACAGTAACTAAAGCCCCTACTTATGTGCCCCCTACTAAAATGTCTTCTGAGACAACAGTGGTTCAGAATTTCAACCTTGCTGCCAATGGCGATGAATCTGTCAAGAGAATCATTAAAGAGGAAGCACCTAAACTTGCTAGACAAGCTCAAGCTGCTGTTCTGGATGCCAGACGCAGGGGCGGTGCTTATGGAAAGGCTTTCTAATGGCGATTACCTATCCTCTGTCGTTACCCACAAGTATCGGCATGGCTAATATCGAGTTTACGGCTACTAATGTGGTGGCCGTTTCTCAATCTCCTTTTACCTTAGAGCAACAGATTTTGCAATATCCGGGGCAGGGTTGGTCTGTGAATGTCACACTTCCAGCACAACAGCGTGACCTCATGGAGCCTTGGATTGCATTCCTGTTGTCTCTACAGGGTCCAGTTGGGACTTTTGTCTTAGGCGACCCTAATGGTAAAACCCCCTTGGGTGTTGGTGGTGGCACACCTCTTGTGAATGGCGGTTCTCAGACCGGGAATAGCTTAGACATTGATGGTTGCCCCATCAGCACAACCAATTGGCTCAAGGCTGGTGATTATGTGCAAGTTAGGACAGGTTCCTCTAGAACACTCCACAAAGTCCTGACAAACGTGACTACCAATGCTTCGGGTCAAGCAACCCTTGATATCTGGCCGAAGCTTAGATCAGCGCCCGCAGATAACGCATCTATTGTTATTACGAATGCGGCTGGTATCTTTAGGCTTTCAAACCCACAAACCACTTGGTCAATCGACAACGCAACCAAGTATGGCATCTCTTTTACTGCAACAGAGGCAATCTAATGGCTAGGACAATCCCGACCGCTATCCTGACCGCACTGGCTCAAAAAGTTGTTGCTCCCATTTTCGCTGTTGAAATCTTCTTCGACTCTGGGGTTCTCCGTCTTTGGAATGGTCATGGCACCAAAATACTAAACGGGAACACTTATACAGGTGCGGGCAACCTACTTGCTATTGGTGATCTTGAGGAAGTTTCTGATCTTGGGGCCAGAGGGACATCTGTTACTCTCTCTGGTGTTCCATCAACGTATATTTCTGTGGCACTAAGTGAGCCTTACCAGAGGCGGATTTGCAATATCTACTTTGGTGTTGAAACCGAGTCTACAACGATTTTGGCCTTCTCTGGTTATGTAGACACTATGACTATTGAAGACACGCCTGCCCAAGCAACAATCACAATTACTGTTGAAAGTAAGCTTGTAGAGTTGGAACGTGTAAAAGAACGTCGGTATACTCACGAATCTCAAAAATCCCGTTTTCCAACAGATACTTTCTTTTCTTATGTTGCTGACTTGCAAGATAAGGAGATTGTGTGGGGGAGGAAGTCTAGAAAATGATTACCTCGCTTAAGCAAATGGAACTCTACAAATACCTAGAGAGTATCCGACAAGAGCCTTACGTCCTTGGCAAACACGATTGTCTAACCTTTACCAACAAGGCTTGGGAAATCCTCTATGATCGGGGTTGGGCCACGGACGCTCTTGGGAAATACCTTACCAAATCTGGGAAGCTTAAGACCGTTAAGACCCTACAAAAAGAACTCAATATTGTGACGTATTGTGATCTTGTTGATGCTCGTTTGGATAGGCACGAATACATGCCCGATTTTGGGATGCTTGTTGGTGTTGAACCTGACGACACAGCGGTCTTCAATGTGGCCCTCGGTATTTGTGTTGGCACAACTGTGGCTGTCGTTGGTAACGAGGGTCTAATCTATGTCCCAGTGCAGGACGCCAAAATCTGTTGGGTGAATTAAATGCCTCAGCTATTGACTGCTCCTATCTTCACCACATTTGCTGCTGGTGCTGCAACTTCGTATTCTGTGGGGTCTATCCTTGCCTATGCTGCTGTCAGCATGGTTACTTCTTGGGCCTTACAGGCTCTTGCACCTACGCCCTCTACTGGTGGTCAAGGTCTTACTCAAAACGGTCTTGGGGCAAGCCAACCCCATGAATATGTTTATGGTCGTGTCCGTAAGGGTGGCACGATCACCTACATGGAATCGACGGGGGATAAGAACAAGTTCCTCCACATGATCCTGTGTCTTGCTGGGCATGAGATTGATGCTGTAGAAGCCATCTACATTGACGACGAAGTTGTTACCTTGAATGCCAGCAACTTTGTTACTACCTCTAAGTGGACCCGTGATGGGACTCCTAAGATCAGAATCCTATCACAACTCGGGTCTGATACACAAACCGTCAACACCACTCTGCTGGCTGAGAGTAATCAGATTACTTCAAACTTCCGTGGTCAGGGAATTGCCTACCTTTATATCCGTCTGGAATACGACAAGAAAGTCTTCCAGAATGGCATTCCCACGTTTACTGCTCTTATCCGTGGCAAGAAGGTATACAACCCCTCGACAGGGACAACCGCTTGGTCTGCAAACTCTGCGCTATGTATCCGTGACTACCTGACTTCGGCTATTGGTCTTGCAGACCCCCTTGTTGATGATGTATTCTTTAATGCGGCAAGGGTGGATTGTGTTGTGCAGGTTCCCATTGTTGGTGGGACACAAAACAGATACGAGACTCATGGGGTCTTATCTGCTGCCAATAGTATCGGTGACAACCTCAACAAATTACTAACCTCTTGTGCAGGGACTCTGTTCTGGGGGACAGGTGGTTGGAAACTTAAAGTCGGGGCTTGGAGTTCTCCTGTAAAAACTTTTACCCTGTCAAACCTGCGTAGTGATATTAACCTACGCACTAGAAATCCCATGCGGGATAACTTCAACAGTGTTCAGGGGACTTTCAATGATGCTGGGCAAGACTACATCACTGCTGACTACCCCCCATATATAAGCGCAACATTCAAGACAGAGGATGCGGGGTTTGATGCCCCCTTAGACTTGGAGCTGCCACTTACTACAAACGCTGCTATGGCACAACGCTTGGCTAAACTCACCTTGCTTCGGGCAAGAGAGCAAATGTCCTTCGAAGCTGAGTTTGATCTGTCTGCTATGGGTGTTCAGGTTGGGGATAACGTCCTTCTCGATTTTGATCGCTATGGTTGGGGTGGGGCTAATGCCAAACCCTTTGAGGTCATGACGTGGAGATTTGTTGTTGACAGCAACACTGGTGAAATCAAGATCGCACTGACACTCAAAGAAACTTCGTCAAGTGCCTTTGATTGGAATGCGGAAGACACTTCTATCATTTCCAACAATACATCCCTTGTTGATCCTAACGCAGACATGGCGCTTACGTCATTCACTGTGTTCAACGGGGTAAGGCAACAGAAAGACGGTTCTTGGGCGAGCTTCATCAGCTTGTCTTGGGGTCCTCCTCTGAACCTTTTTGTTGACAGCTACGTTGTTGAGTGGAGAATTAGTGAGAGTGGTGACAACTTCCAGACTGCCACTACGGTCAACCAAAACTACAAGATTTCTCCTGTGGTTGATGGTGTCACTTATGAGGTTAGGGTTGCTGCAATCAATGATGGTGGTTTTGTTGGTCCTTACTCTACGACAACGACTGTCATTGGAGGTGACACAACTGCTCCCGGACTTCCGACTGTATTAAGTGCTACTGGTGGTTATCAGAGTATTACCTTACGTTGGACTAAACCTACGGCGGCGGATTTTAAGCACGTAGAAATCTATGAGAAAACCTCTAACGTGACGCCTACAGTTAGTGATCTTCCCATAGCCACAAGTGCAGGTAACAACTTTGTGAGAAATAACCTTGGGGATCAAGCCACCCGCTGGTATTTCTTTAAATCTGTTGACTTCTCTGGTAATAAAAGTGCCTTTACTTCTGGTGTGTCTGCTACAACAACCCTCGTGACTTCCACTGGGATTGGGCCTGGGGCTGTAGATGTAGCAAACTTTGCGAGTAGTATTGAACCTGTCAGCATTTGGTCTGGGGCTTCCCTCCCCACCACAAAGATAACAAGCACAATTTTCTGGACAGTGGACAACAAACTCTACCGTTGGAACGGTTCTGCATACGTTGCCTCTGTTCCTACCAGTGATTTAACTGGCGTCTTGGCAGCAACACAATTTGCACAGACCCTTCGTCCTGTGGAAGTTGTAAACACATTGCCGACCACTGGTAACTTTGATGGTCGTCAGGCCTTCCTCACAACAGACAAAAAGCTCTATCGTTATGATGCCAGTGCGCCGGGGTGGACAAGGGCTGTTGATGGTGGTGACATTGTTGCCAACTCCATTGTGACGGGTTCAATCTCTGCTGGTGCTATCAAGGCCGAACAGATTGATGCTGGTGCAGTCACCGCTGAAAAGTTAGCGGTTGGAGACTTTACAAACTTTGTCGCTAACGGGCGCAATGAGGATTTCACGTCCGACCCTACGGTGTATTGGTCTGAAACTCTGGCCGGTGGTGACGCTTATTATTCCACTGTGGCGATTACCAGCGCACGAAGCCTTGCCATCGCAAAACCAGCGGGGGACTTAACTGTATCGGCCTTCCTTTCATCGAGACAGTATGCCCCAGTGCAAGCTGGTGCCGAATACTATGGTGAGACGGCCATTCGCTGCGACGCCGGGACAACGACTGCTGGCGCATACTTTCAGGTGCTTTGGTATAACGCAGATAAGGTTTATATCAGCACCTCGAACATCGCAGACAACGTGGGTGTGACAACGGCATTTCAGACCTTCACAAAGATGGTTACGGCCCCAGCAAATGCCTGCTTCGCAAGGTTTCGCATCTTCAACCACAGCACCCAAACGGCTGCCCGCATCATGTATTTTGATCGTATGTTGTTCTGGAGGGCAAATGCAGGTCAACTGATCGTGGATGGCAGCATCAAGGCGAACCACCTCTACGCAGACTCGGTCACGGCTGGTAAGATTGCTGCTGCTGCTGTCAACGCAAGGGAAATCGCTGCTGGTGCTATTACTGCGAGTAAGATTGCAGTCACAAGCACAGACAATGCTTGCGGGGACTTTAACTGTGTTGACGAAGACTTCTGGAATAACACCTCTGCTCGTGATTTGGTCACAGCAGCTACAGCGGGGTTAGGTTCTAAGTTTGTCCGCATTAACTACAGCACTTCTACTGTCGATGTTGATAGTGATTGGTTCTTGGTTGAGCCTGATACTGACTACTTTGCACAGGCGTATGTGTCTAACAGTGCTGCTGGCCCTGATTCCATCGTTTATATTCAGTTTAACAATGCTGATATTTCTGGGACGACCAGAAGTGTGGAGCTTGGTAGAACTAATGGGACAACTTGGACTAAGGTTACTAGCCCCTCTAACTTAAAGACCACTTCCTCGGAATGTAGGGCAAGATTTAAGTTTAGAAGAACAGGGGATGCAACAACAGCCAATGGTCGTTTTGGTGCACCTAAGCTTGTTCGTAAGAATGCTGGGGAGCTGATTGTTGATGGGTCGATCACTGCAAGTAAACTTGTGTCGGCAGAAATCATCACTGAAAACCTCATTGTTGGTGGTGCAGTGTCGAAGACGTGGGCAATCGCTCGGTGGGCAGACCAGACCATTAGTGGTATTGGTTCGGCCAACGCGGTTACTGTTGGGAACACAGTGACGCTTGAGTTTAGTCCTCGTGTCGGTGACACATTGTATCCCGACAACCCCGTGATGATTGAGTTCTCGGCCTTGGTAAGTTCCAGCAGTGGTGACGGGCGAATCATTTTTGTGATTGAGCGAAACAATGCTGGGACATGGACTACACACGAAACAATCGGGATCAGCTACAAAAACGGGGTTCCAAGCTATCCGGCATGGAGACAACTTGACGCCGCTGGATGGGGTGGTTCACAACTGTTTAACCAGCAGCACCGACTGAGGGCATACTTGACAACAGGTTCCGCTTCGGTAGTGATTAACTCTCTGGTTCTAACATTTAGGCAGCTTAATAAGTGAGGGAATTATGAAGGGTAAAATTGCTGGTAGTGCTGCTGCATTGGCCCTTGCAGTCTCCTTTATTGGGGGTTGGGAAGGGAGAAGCCTGAAAGCATACCAAGACGTTGTGGGTGTCTGGACGGTTTGCTATGGGGAGACTCGTGGTGTTAAACCAACAGACACCTACACTGTTGCAGAGTGTGATGCAATGTTCGGTAAAGCTATCGGGGAATACGAATCCAAGTTTGACAATTTAGTCCCAAACGAGGATAAAATTCCTGTAGCTACAAAGATTGCTTTTGTGTCTTGGATTTACAATGTTGGTGAGGGCAACGCTCGTAAGTCCACCCTAGTGAAGAAGGTAATTGCAGGTGACTTTATTGGTGCTTGTGATGAACTCTTGAAATGGAATAAGGCTGGTGGTAAGGTTGTTAAGGGGCTTGCCAACAGACGTATTGACGAAAGAGAGCTTTGCCTCTGGGGGCTAGGGGAATGATTGAAGACCTTGCCCGTAGGTTCGTCTACAAAAAGGACAAGGTTGACACTTGGAGAATCCTCATGGGTGCTGGTGAAATCACTGGTGACTGTGAGGATTTTTCTTTGACCTTAGTCTATTTGGAATCTGGTAGAAGTAAGCTAAAGACCTTTTGGAACCTCTTGACCTGTAGGTATATCCTGTGGCACTGCACCTATAAAGAAACAGAGGGTCACATGGTCGTTTACCACAAGGGTAAGTGGGCTGATAATATCCAGAGGCGATGGGTTGATGATCTTGGCCCCAAGTATAATCTCAAGTTTCCCTATGGGCCACTTGCAATCCCAGTATATTTTTTGAAGAAGGTATTGTGATGAAATGGATTGGTGTTGGACCCCGATCTCTGGTTATCCTTGCGGTTATTGCTTTGGTTGCTGGCTTGACTTTATGGACAACGATCCAGTATGGAGAAGGCAAAGAAAAGCAGAGGGTTCTAGAGGAACAAAACCAGACGTATGTGCAGACAAGGAAACGGGTAGATGAAGCTGTTAAAACCAATCGTGGCGATGACGTTGATCTTGCTCGTAAGTGGCTGCTCGAACGTCAGAATAGGAACAAATGATACTGCCCTGTGTGATGGCCTCTCGCCCCTTGTAGACGCCCATACAGAGGCTCTACTGATTGATGGTGGTCCCAAGTCCCTAGTGACAGGACAGAGGCTTGTAGCGGGCTTTGATGGGGGCTGTGGTGACTGATTATGTGAACGAATTTATTATGGCGGGTATCTCGTCGCTTGTTGGGGCGATTGGTTGGCTCGTTAGAACTGTTTTGACTAATCAAAAGCAGATTGCACTTCTACAAAATGAAATCCGTGACAGAGATAAGCGCAGGGATGAAGACAGGCAACTCCTGAGAGAACTTAAGGAGGATGTCCATGAAGTCAAAAGAGACATTTTAGAACTTTACAGGGACAAGCTGTAACGACAAAACCCCGGAATCCCACTCAAGGGACTCCGGGGTCTTTTGTTTTTTAGGCTTGAATTTTAGTCGTGACCAACACCCAATCCAGCAAAGAGAACGATGAGTATTAGTCCGACTACGACGATCTCAATCATTGAAACTGCTTATCCTCCAGTAGGGTTTTCAGGAACTTGCGAGTAGCTTCTTTACCCTCTGCCATGAGAAGCAGACGAAGACCACTATAGATAATCTTGCGGATGTCATACGACACTGTGGTCCCATCTTTAGTCCCCCAACGACAAAGTGCTTTGCCAATATCTTTCAAGTGGAGTGAGTATTCTTTCCATTGGGTCTTAGCCTTTGCTTCCATGAAGTCATTAAAGGTTGTCCAACCCGGATCGAAGTCGTAGTAGTTGCTTGGGCCACCATCGGACTTGACAATACGGCGCAAAGTTTCTTCAAGGTCACTCATTGGTCTTACCACTTTTATAGACGATGGCTTGGATCAGGTAATTGTCAGAGAGGCTTTTTGTAGGCCCACCAATAGGCTCCCACCCACGATCAAGATACCACTGAACATTTTCTTCTAGGTGCATGGCATCACCGTAGATAACCCGATACTTCATAGGTTTTCCTCATAAAAAGCCTCAACCCAGGCTTTACAAGCAGGACTACGAACAATATCATCAACAGAAAACTCGATGATACTCACATCCATGTTGTATTTCTTGGCGAGGTGGATTGCTTTACTTAGGCCAGATTGGACTTTCAAGTCCGATTGTTTGATGTCACCACAGAGGACAAGCTTACAGTTTTCCCCTTGTCGGGTCAGGAACATCTTAGCTTCTTCAATGGTAAGGTTCT